CGCACAGGCAGGATTCGAGCAGGGCCTGTCGCCGCCCGCCTCCCCCGTAGATGACACGCAAGAAGGCGATCCAGCACGACAGCGCCGCGGCGTAGAACATCGGGGAGTGTTGGCTAAGCCAGGCCATGACGATGAGCCAGGTGTCTGGTTTGTCGGGCATGTTTGGCATCCGGATTCCTCCCTTTCGGGGAGCGAAATAGATCCGGCTCCAACAGCACTCCCAGCTCGGAGCAATGGGTGTGGTGGAGCCGAAAACGAAAAAGCCCCGGAAAATTCCGAGGCTCTGTGAGCTGTAGAAAGCAAAAAGCCCAACACTATGGTTGGGCTTAAAAATTAATTGCGCTTACAAATGCGCTTCAACGCTCAACGGCAGAAATGATCTTCGCTTGGCCGCGCTCTCTTTCCTTGATTTTTTCCTTGGCTTGACTTGCGCTAGTAGCTTGCACTGGAGCGGTGATCACCGACGGATTATCACCACGCGTGTAGCTCACTCGAAACCATTTTTCGCTCATCACAATATCCCTGTATTAAAAATTAAGGCACTTAGCCACTACAGGTATACAGAAAAAACATCCAGATTTGAAGGGGTCTGGAAAAAGCCAGTCGAGGTCAGGCTCATCTGGGAACGACACACCCGCATCTTTACAAAGCTCCATTCAGCAAAAAACCCGACGCAGTGGCCGGGCTTCTATGTGTCAATCCCTAACGCGCAAGATCGACAGGATGGATAAATATTCTCTCATTCTCTCACTCATTGCAATGGCTATTTGCTACGCCGCGCAACTTTCGATCAGACCCTCGGAATCCAGCAGTTCCTGAGCAACTGTGAGCGCGTCGTTCACCTGGTCGTCCAACGACTTGCGGATCGATGAACGCCACCGGTACCGGGTTGATTCTGGCCTGCCGTCATTGTCCCAGTTGGCCATGTCATACCAGCCGGCCGGGAGAACCGATGTGGATCGCTTCAGCGTCTGCTTGCGGTCCACGGTGTCATCCATACCGCGCAACCCCTTCTCATTGAACGAATCAACTAGGGCCTTGTTCTTGGCAATGGCCTCGGCCTCACGACTTACCACCTCGATAGTGGTCGACTCATGCTTGCCGCCAACCTGCGGGATTGCCCAGGTCAGAATCGCACACTCCCGGAACCGCTTCGGTGCTGGCGACTTGACCGAGTTCAACAACTCCAGGATGGCGCCATGCTTGCGTTCGTCGTGCGTGGAGTACTTCGCAACCAGAGCTCTCCAGTGTGCAGCCGACAGAGACTTGTGCAGGCGACCGAACACCCAGCAGTCGGTGAGGAAAGCGGCCTCCTTGCCGACGATCTCACCCTTCTGCTTGGCGGCCTGCACCTTCGGTTCGAAGTCACACCCACCTGCAGAGTTGATGGTTTCGGCGGCCAGCGCCCGAACTACTGCGGATACCACGTTGCGATAGGTCATGCTGCTGCTCCCTTCAATTCTCTGGTCAGTGCCCGGTAGTCGGCCTTGATCTTTTTCAGGTCTTCGATCGTGTAGCGCTGGGGCTCATGAGGCCCTTCCAGCCAATCCACCTTGTCGGCGCCGATCCGCTTCACCAGCTCGATCCGGTAGTTCACGATATCGCCGGACTTGTGGTTGTTGCAGGGCGCGCATTGTTTTGCCACGTTGAGCGGCTCGAACCGAAGTTCAGGGTTCGCTCCTACAGTCCGATAGTGGCCGGCGTGATATTGGCCTTCGTGGTGACGGCCACAGCTCACACAAGGCAGTGCGGCATCACGCAGACGGATCCATTCGTTGAACGCCTGCTGCGCCTCACGCACGTACTGGGAGCGTGGCTTGATACGCTCCTTCGCTGCGCGGATCTCCTTGCGGCCAACCTCGGCGATTGCTTTGCGGGCTTTCTCCCGATTCTCCGGAGCGATGGCCAGGCCACACGCCCAACTGCAAACCTTTTGCGCCGTGGAGAACGACGGCTTGAAGCTCACACCGCACGCCGGGTTTTTGCACGTCTTCGCCTTCACTTCCTTGAGGGCAACTCTCATGCAGCCACCTCACCCAGCAGATCCGTGAACACCACACCGCGCTCAGTGAAGTCGGCCACGATGCGATCGGTGTAGGCGATGCCCTGGGCGCGACTGAACAGCCGGGTGACCGGGAAGCCATCCGGGCCGAACAGCGAGCAGCCACCCATGAGGTCGAGCTTTTGCCCGTAGCTCAGATGCCGCATGGTCTGGTACCAGGCCGCACGGAAATCGTCGTCCTCGTTGAGCAGGATCTGAACCCCGAAGTGCAACTTGCAGTACCGGCGAGCGTCCTCCACGTCGCCGATCTGCGTCATCGCAGCGATGCGCTGGTACAGCGAGAACCACAGGGCGTTTTGATCCAGGGTGCGATCCTTGCCCGGGCGCAGCGACACAACGACGAACTTCTTTTCGCGGAACATGGCGGTCAGGCTGGTGATGGCCTCGGACAACTTTGCCTGGCAGTTGACGCTGATTTTGTCGGCCATCAGAAACCCTCCCTGCCACGCTGCGACTGCCACTCGAACGGAACAACGATCACCCCACCTTCGCGCAAGCGATCAACAGAGCGCTCGCCCATGGCAGCAGGCAGAGCCTTCGCGTCCAAGTTGGAAATGATCACCGTCGGGCGCATCTGCTCGTAGCGGCCGTTGATGATCGCGAACAGCGTGGTCAGCTCGAAGTCGCTCGGAGTTTCCTTGCTCACTCCGATCTCATCGAGGATGAGCAGTGACGGGCTGATCAGGCCGGACAGAATCCCGCTTTCGCTGCGGTCGCTGGACTTGTCGTAGGTGGCGCGAATGTCCTGCAGGATTGAGCCGATCGTGCGATACACGGCCGTAGCGGAAGTCTTGCGCATGATCTCATTGGCAATGGCCACACCCAAGTGCGTCTTGCCGGTACCGGGCTTGCCCAGCAGCAACAGGCACCGGCCGGTCTGCGAGATCTCCGGGAACTTGTCCGTGTACTTGCGGCAGATGCGCAGGGCCTCCTGCTGGCCGGCGGATTCCGCGACGTAGCCGTTGAGGGTCTTAGTCGTGAAGCGCTTCGGCACCAAGGCCGAACCGAGCTTGTAGACCAGTTCGTCGCGAGCTTGCTGCTTGACGCGAGAGGCCTCGGTTTCCTTGGCGATCTGCTGGCAGTCCGGGCAGGCGGTCTTGAACTCTTTGCCGAAGATCACGTTCACGGTCTGCGGAAACTGGCCGTGCTCTTCGCACACGCCGGTTGTCTGGCGAGGACCAGGTGCAGCCGCAGGCATGGTGATAACTTTTTCAGAGCGCATAGATGCCATCCTCCCGCTTGATCAGGCCGGCTTGGTAATCGCGATCAGCGAAGCCGGTGTGGCGGGATTGCGGGAATGGGTGAACATTACTTGCAGCGGGCGCCGGCTCTGGCACTTCGTCTTCCCAGCGCTTGCCGTTGAGCCAGGTGGTCGGCATCGGGACGTACTTGCCGCCCTCCTTAACCCAGTCAGCGGAAACGACCTGCGCAGACAGCCCCTTGGCGATCACGGCGAACAGGTCGTCTGTGACCTTGAGCTTGGCCCAAGCCTTCTGCGCCTTTGCCTTGTCCTGCTTCTTCGGGTAGAGCTTCCAGAATTTGGCGAACAGGTCTTCGGCGGGCGGCGTGCCAGCCGGAGGCGCACAAGTCTTTTGATCTTCTTGGTTTTGGTTCTTGGTTATTGGTTCTTGGTTAGCTTTCGATCCGGTTTCTTCTGGGTTAGCGGAATTAACCGGCTGGGTTTCTGCTGGGTTATTTTGGCTTTCGTTCTGCTGGTCGTCTTGGTTGCGAGATGGTTCCGGCCGCTTTGGGTCTGGTTTCTTTGGGCGCCCTCCACGCTTACCGTTTTCAGCGGCCTGCTTGGCCCTTGCTTGGTACTGGGCAATCACTTCGTCGCAGTGGTTATGACGCCAGCTGCCAGCAACATCGATGAAGAACTCCCGCAGGACAGCCTCAACCTCGGCGGTGTTCGAACGCATGCGAATGATGCGAGCAATGATGTCAGGAGTGCCCTCGATAGGCTTCTCATTGACGTAGTAAAGATCGATAAGGCGGCGGTAGGCGAGATCCTCAAGCAGCTCAAGGTGAGCCGTTCGCAGCATGTAATCGCCAGGGTGGAACGGGAAGAAGTTCACGTCACCATCTCCTTTTGATGAACAGCTAAAAGTCGCGATACGTTTTCAGAGTTGCAAAAGTGTGTCGCGACATTCGTCGTGATGTTGCTGGTGGGTATGTGTTGATGCATAATCGCTCCGCACAACGTTGTAAGAAGAGCCGGGCCGCAATCCCGGCTTTTTTGTGTCTGTGATTTAGCAGAGGCCCTCTGGGCTACCCCGAAGAGTCCCTGCAAGAGGCCCTCATTGGGGTCACCAGTTGAAGCACCTGTGCTTTCCTTCGTCCCACTACCGATAGCGCACCACTGGCAACCGCGGCCTCGAACATTTCGTTCATGGTCTGGTTGAAGCTCCATCCATTAGCGCGCATCAATTCCTCCACCCTCTTCCGCGTTTGCGGAGGCAGCCTTTCAAGCTCTACGGTCATTTGGCCCTCCAAAGGGGCTTCAGCCCGCGATATCTTCTTGTTTGTCCTGCATGAGTTCCTCGATCACGCCGTTCGCAACGGCCCACTCGATGATTTCGTAGAGATAAGTCGCATGCTGCATGCGGGTTTTCGTTGCGGCTCGACGCAGAATCCGATCAAGAACAGGTTCGAAACGAACTTTCACCGGAATGGCGCGCTTTTGATTGGGGTCCATGTACATGTTGATATTTCCTTTGTGGCTGGCAAGGTTGGTTAAGCGGCCGATTTGGTTGGCTCGGAACTGCGTAGATAGGCCCAGTCGATATCGGGACGCATCACTTCACAGGTCACCGACCGCGAGGACTCGCGCTCGATGCTGATAGCGAGAGCCGCACCCGGGCGGCGATAGCCATAAGCAACCTGCTTGATCTGGCCGACGGTGGTGCCGCAGCTAGTCGCGAAGTCTTCAAGGGTCTGTTTGTCGAATGGCTTGATGTAGTCGTGCAGGTTCATGGGTGCACCTCCATATTGTCCGCCAGATTAGCAACTGCTAATCACGCAGGCAATAGCAGACTGTAATTTACTGATTGCTAACTGAAAGCGATTATTGGCAAATGGATATCAACCAAACCCGAGTGAAAGCCCTAAAAGCCGTAATGGCCGGGGCATCCCAGAAAGACTTCGCCAATCAACACGGCTTGGATGCGTCGTACCTGTCCCAAATTCTGAATGGACACAGGAACCTCGGTGAAAAAGCGGCGGCGAACCTTGAAGACAAGATCGGCCTGCCGAAAGGAAGCCTGGTCAGCCCGACCTCACCCGAAGAGCAGGCTCCGACAGCGGCGGGGGCATCTGCGACCGAACAGTTGAAGTTGGCGCTGGCAAAGGTTAAGGGATTGTCCGACGAGGCGCGGAACCGGTTACTTGCTGTAGCGGATGAACCCCAGAAGAGCAATGTCGTGACTGGCGACTTCTCGCGCCCTGGTCAAGTTGGCGATGAGGTATGGATCGCGCACTACGATGTCCGCGCAGCTATGGGTGGGGGCCAAGTTCCTCACGACTACCCCGATATGCTTCAGGATGTGCGAGTAAGCCCCAAGCACCTGAGAGAGATGGGTGTCGAATTCAAAGAACACTTTCACCTGAAGCTGGTGACGGGCTGGGGTCAGTCGATGGCACCGACTATCAAGCATCGTGATCCACTGCTGGTGGATGTGACGATTCGGGAGTTCTCGGGGGATGGGATCTATCTGTTCTCACACGGCGATCTGCTCTACATCAAGCGTTTACAGAAGAAAGGTCGTGACCATTTCAAGATGATCTCGGACAACACCAATCACCCTGCCGAGGATATTCGGGTGGACGACACCTACATCCAAGCACGGGTGCTGCTGGTGTGGAATGCTCACCTTGTATAGCGCCGAAAGTCGTGAGCTATTTGGCAACCGAGTGGGCTCTGAATGAAAGACGCGATCAAGGAAATCACCGAAGCTCTAGACCAACAGATGGAGCTGAATTTTTTCATGGCTCGCAAGCTGATAGAGCTGTCCCCGCCCGACGAACGAAAACACCTGAAGAAAGAGCTGCATATTCGACTCAGCACACTTAGGGAGCGAACTCTAAAAGCTACTTTCGCACTTGATGCCTTGATGGGCGATCAGAAGCCGCCTCGATCTTCAGCTCTGCTGACAATCAAGCGTTGGTTTTCCCGCAGCTGATGTCTGAGGCGAGGATTTGCAACCAATCTGGAGGATTGAAAGCATGGCGCACTCACTTCGATACCAGATTGGCGAATCCGTCCGCACCATTGAGGTTGAGGTGGGGAAACTGCTCGATTTGGCAGCAACGCTTAGAGATGCTGGGGATGAAGAGCTGGCAGCAGCAGTCTCGGCCGTGGTGAACAAGCTTCTGCAGGCTGCGGTAGCACTGAGAATCGCTCTGGCGGATTGAGGGATCGGCAAAAATGCCACTCGGTCCTAAGGCATGTGTGCTTGCGGGTAATGTATTCGTGCTAAAAACTGAAAGACAAGCAATGCCCTGCAAACGGGTTACTTAATGACGAAGAAGCAGACGAAAAGTAAAGCTGCAGCGAGAGCCGCTGAAATTGAGAGCTCTATCCAAGCCCTGAATAAAATGGCTAAACGCCTTTGGGGGGGTGGTCGAGAAGCTGAGGCGAAAGCTCTCCTCGATGCCTTGGACGAATTAAACCGGGCGTTTGATCGGATCAGGATTGGAGAGGGCCGCAGGGTTCTTCATTGATAAGTAAACCTCCCAGCTGAAGGGGATGATACTGAACCA